ATCGCGCACATTTTTCCGCAAAATGTATAGAAAACCAAAAGAAAGTGGTTGACATGGGTAGAAAGCCTTTATCACAAGAACAAAAGCGAGCCAACGGTTCTTTCAAAAAAGACCCGCAAAGAGAAAACAAATATGCGCCGCGAGCGTTGTATGGCAGACCTGAAAAGCCACTTGATGTTATGCAGTGCGAGGTCGCGTCGGCCAAGTGGGAGCATATTACCGACATGCTATCCCGCATGAACGTGCTGTCGGAAACCGACCACGACTTACTGGCTCGGTATTGCCTGACCTGGGCGCAGTACATCGACGTACACGCAAGGCTGCGAGTCGTCGGACACGTGAAAGAGACTGAGAAAGGATCGCAACGCTCGCCAGAGTCGTCGTCGTTCATTGCGTTGAACGATGCGTTGCACAAGATGATGTCCGAGCTTGGCTTGTCGCCATCGAGCCGCGGCAAACTACACGCCAACCCTGACGCCTCGGACAATGACCCATTTGCAGAGTGGCTCAAGAAACGAACAGGAGGCAGCACGAATTGAACTTCGACGACTGCGGTATTAAGCTAATGGACGATTACCTAAGCAGCGTGCAGACTGGCACGATTGCTGTGGGTTCGCACGTCCGCGCCGCAGTAGAGAGGCACTTGCATGACCTGACTCGGCAGCATACGGAGGGATTTGAGTTCACTTTTGACCGAGACTTGGCGGACTTCGCAATAACAGGCTTCCCGATTCTGTTTGTGCACACCATCGGCAAGCACGCAGGTGAACCGTTTGTCCTGGCACCGTGGCAAGCGTTTATCATTGGCAGCACGTTTGGCTGGATTGACGCAAAGAGGCTGCGTCGGTTTCGGCGTGCTTACGTGACCCTCGGCCGCAAGAATGGCAAGTCTACCCTGGCAGCGGGTATTGCAATCCTGCTGGCGGCGTTTGACGGTGAGCAGCAATCGCAGGTCTATATCGGTGCGACCAAAGCGGACCAGGCTAAGATCGTGTTCAATGAGGCAGATCGCATGGTAAAGAAATCGCCTCGGCTATCACGCATGGCTGACCCGCGGGTAGCACAGATCAACTTCCCAGCGACCAATAGCTACATTCGTCCGCTTGGCAGTGATCGGGCGTTTGACGGTCTGAATCCACACTGCATTGTGCTGGATGAGCTGCACGCATGGAAGGAACAGAACCGTCCGTTCTACGATACGATCACGACGGGCTCCGCGGCACGTTCACAGCCACTTCGGTTCACGATCACGACCGCTGGCGACAACAAAAGCACCCTTTGGAAAGAGGAAAACGCCTACAGCATTGAGGTCGTGCATCAGCGGATTGCAGAGGAAACCTACTTTGTATTCAACGCAGCAGTCGATAAGGACGACGACCCACTAGACGAAACCGTCTGGCCCAAGAGCATGCCCAACCTTGGCGTGAGTGTTGGCATCGACTACATCCGCGAGCAAGCACGCGAGGCTCAAATTTCACCGCAGGCCCGCAACCGTTTCATTCGGTACTTTGCCAACCGCGAAGTCAGCAGCAATGAGCAAGCGATTGACCCTGAACTGTGGGACGCATGTGCAGTCAGCAAGCTATCAAACTGGAAGTCAGCAAGTGCGGTTTGTGCTGCGGTCGATGCTGGCGGTATTAATGACCTTATGTGCTACGCGATTGTCGCACGGTTTCCCGATGGCATCGACACTGACGGCAAACCACGGTGGCGTTACGAGGCAATGACCAGAGCCTATATCGACGTTGACTCTCAGCGGAATCTCAACGAGTCACCCTGGCTAGATTGGGTGCAGACTGGCAAGCTACGTGTCTGCGGTGACCTGTACTCGACAGTCCGCGAGGATCTCACGCGGGACATGCGGCAGTACAAGGCCAAGCAGATCGGATTCGATCCGTGGAACATGCAGCAGATGGGCGAAGAACTGCAACGGTCAGGATTTGAGGCGGTGCGGATTCCGCAGCAGCGGTACACAATGCATGAGCCAACGAGCCTACTACTGAACTTGATACGCCAGAAGAAAATCACGCACGACGGAACCAATAGCCTACTGCGGTGGGCACTTGGTAATCTGGTTCTGGACGTTGACAGCGACGACCGCTGGAAACCGAGTAAGGCAAAGTCGGGGGACAAAATAGATCCGGTGGTAGCTCTGATTATGGCGCTTCGGCAATGTGCCCTAGCACCGGCAAAAGCACGCGGCAACCTGTTTGTAGCATAGGGCTGATTATGATTTGGAATTTGCGGTCTCCGGCGGAATGGTTAATGCGTGCCCTCGGCGTAACCAGTGGCACGGGCGAACCGTTTGTGAGTTCGGAGTCGATGCTATCGAGTGCCGCCATCTGGTACGCGGTCAACACCATCGCGGGCGACGTCGGCAAGATGCCGCTTGAGCCACGCAAGACCGACGGACGCGGCAGTAGCGTAGACACCGCGCACCCTGCCTATCGTCTGCTGCGGGACGAAAGCAACGACTGGCAGACGGCAGACGTGTTTAAGGAGCAGCTGCAATGGCACGCTCTCGGCTGGGGCAACGGGCGGGCGTACATTCACCGAGACCGCAGCGGGCAGCCACTTGAGCTAATCCCACTGCGGCCGGACGCAACCGACACGTTGATGCACAAAGGCGAAAAGTGGCACGTCACGCAGCCGGACACGGAAGATCCGCTGGCGTTTCACGACGAGCTGCGGCAATCGCTTGAGACCGGCAGGTTTAGTGATAGTCTGTACGCAATACCAGACCGCGACGTTCTGCATATTATGGGATTTAGCACGTATGGCGTCATGGGTAAGTCGGTGGCTGAGGTGTTTCGAGAGATAATCGGCACTGACCTGTCCGCCCAGAGGTACAACAAGGACCAACTCAACAATGGCTTGGCAGCTCGGATTATGCTTGAGGCACCGCCAGGGTCCATGCAGGACGAAGAGGAAGCACAGCTATTTCTTAAGAGCTTCCGCGAAAGCTACGCCCGCAAGAACAAAGGCGAAGTGGCGGGCATGCTGCGGGAGGGAATCAAAGCGGTCGACGTCTCCCGAATGTCAAACGTGGACGCCCAGTTTATCGAGCAGCGGAAATTTAACCGGCAGGACGTGATGCTGATATTCGGCTTGCAGCACATCCCAGGCGACAACTCAAGCGTTAGCTACAACAGCCTGGAGCAGAAGCAGCTCGCCTACCTGGCATCGTGCCTTTCCCGCTGGTTGACCCGCTGGGAAATGCAATGCGATATGAAGCTGCGGACCGAAGCGGAAAAGCGGCTGGGCAGCCTGTTCTACAAGTTCAATCGGGCAACCTGGCTGCAAATGGACGCAGGAGCAACCGCCAGCGTGCTGACCAGTTACGTGGCAGCGAAGATCATGAACCGCAACGAGGCACGCGACAAACTAGACCTTAACCCGGTGGAGGGCGGCGACGTATTCGAGAACCCGCACATCCAGACAAACGAGGAACAGCCGGAGGGCGATACTACAGAGCCTCCAGAGCCCACAGAAGATCCGCAGGCAGTACGGCGGGTAATTCGGCACACGGCAGCCCACATCGCGGCAGAAGTGCTATTTGACCGATTCAAAGCGACTGAGTGCGACCGCATCGAAAAGGCGACCGGCAACAAGAACATCGTCGATTGGATTGACCGCAACTATGCAACCTGGCAGCAGACCTACGAGCGGCAGGCGGAGGCAATCGGCGTGGACGCTGGACCATTTGTTGCCGACCTGCTGGAACGCAAACAAGAACTGTTGACCGCGTGTGAGTGCCAACCCGACCAACTCAAAGACCAGATCAATAACCTGCTGACCCAATGGAGAACTGGCTGATGATAATGCTGAACGAAGAAAAGCGAGAGGTCTACATTTACGATATGATCGGGCCTGCCTTCTTTGGCATGGACTCCGGCGATGCGTTGGTTGAGGCACTTAACACCCTCGGGCCAGGCCCGTTGTCGGTGCGGATTAACAGCCCAGGCGGTGACGTATTCCAAGGCTACGCAATGTTTAATGCGCTGGAGCGACACGACGGCACTGTGACCACGCACAATGACGGTCTGGTTGCATCGGCTGCCACATTTCCGTACCTGGCGGGCAGCGTCCGCAAGGCTGGCAAGCTGTCGCAGGTCATGATCCATGAAGCCTCCACGGTGGCGGTGGGTAATGCGGCGGACCTGGAAAAGGCCGCAGGACTGCTGCGGGACATCAACGACCAACTGGCAGACCTGTACGCTGGTGTCAGCGGCAAAGACAAGGGCGAGATTCTTGACCTGATGGCGGCCGAGACTTGGATGAACACGGCGACCGCGACGGAGTTTGGCTTTGTGACCGGCGAGGATACGACCAAGCCAGAGAAAGAGCCTGACCTACGGATTGTGCCCAAGGACATGTACCGCAACACGCCAGCGGCATACTTAAAGCCAGAAATCCTGGTCAAGGCAATCAAGCACCGCCCGCTGCCGGACCCATACGACGCGGAAAGAAAACAGCGAATTTTCGACTTGACAGGCGTAGACCTGCGGGTAAAATAACGGGCGACATTACGAAACGCAAAACTCTGCGCAGCTATTTAGCGGCAGGTTTGCAGACCCTTGATTTATTCAATGGTCGGCGAGCCTGCCGCTTTCTCGTGGCACCGTCCGACCGCAAACGAAGGACGAACCACAATGAAGAGCGTGAAGGAACTGCAAGAGCTGATCGCCGAGAACGCTGCCCGCGTTCAGGCGATTGCCCAGTTGGCCAAGGACGAAAAGCGGGAGCCATCGGCTGAGGAAATCGCCGAGATCGACAACCTGCAAGGTGCTGGCGACAGGAAGGGTGTTATCCAAGAACTGGAAGCCAAGCTGGAGCGAGCCAAGAAGATCGAGGCTTTGACGGCGGACAGGCTGACCAAGCGTGGGCTGCAATCGTCCAGCGAGTCGCAGCAAGTCACCCACCATGCCAATATCCGCGTCAAGCCGATTGCCGGCAAACTCAAGAGCTTTACCGGACCCGATGCCGAGCGAAACGCTTGGATTAGCGGCCACTACTTTGCAGCCACGCTGTTTGGCAACGACTCCAGCAAGCAATGGCTGGGCGACCACGGCTACTCGATCCGCAACGCCCATTCGACTGGCGACAACTCCAAAGGCGGCTACCTGGTTCCGCAGGAAACCGCATCGACAATCATCCGACTGGTTGAAGAGTTCGGTGTGTTCCGCCAGAACGTCGGCACCGTCTTTCCGGTGGCCAGCGGCAGCTTGCAAGTACCCAAGCGGGCTGGCGGCTTCACCGTTCGGCACCCTGGCGAGAATCTGGAGATTGTCGAAAGCGACGCCCAATTCTCGATGGTTGAATTGACGCCGCACAAGGCAGCGATTCTGACCAAACTTTCCAGCGAACTCAACGAAGATGCTTTGCCTTTGCTGGCTGACTTCTTGACCCGCGAGTTCGCCTACGCTTTCGCCGTTGATGAAGATCGTGCTGGATTTATCGGCGACGGCACGCAGGCGTTTAACCGCGTGGTCGGTTTGCGTAACGCACTGGCTGCCGGTGCTGCTGCAACCGCATCGGCTGC